TTTGCCTGCCGCCAGCATCGAGGCAAGACCTTTTACCTTATGGACAAAGATGTCGAACTCTGTCAGAAGGGTGGCGATGGAAGAAGTGCCTGTGTAGTAATGCTTGAAGCTCTCATAAACGCTTTGCAGCACTGACATGCCCCAGCCGTAGTTCTTCTGGCGCACGCGATACGGCAGCCAAATGCCGTCAAAACGCAAGATGCGATCCTTATGAATGCGAATCAAATTGGGCTGCTGAATTAGATCGCCTGAAATGATCTGATAATGAGTTGGCTTGGAATAGTCATACAAGCTGTCCTCGTCGATCACAGGAGCAATCTGATGACGATCCAACACTTCCATGCCTTCAACGGCACGGATGTTGTTCACATCAACAGGCTCATAAGCGCGACGACCGTCGTCGATGTAAAGGACAATGGCACTGCCGCCATAAAGGCGAGAAGTTTTAGCTGCATGGTTGAAATTGTGCAGGATTTCCAGGTCTTCGATGGCTTGCTCCACGCCTGACAGCGTTTGAGCATTCACACCTTCCCCACCAAACAAAATCTCAAAGCCTTCGCGAGTGGCCTCATCTGCAATAAGGTCCACAATGCGACGCATAAGCCAATGCACATAAAGACCTTCCAGGTCTTCTTTAGGCATGAACTGGATGGCGCCTACTGTCGTGCGCGTAGTTTTATCGCGTGTTGTGCCCATCCCTGTGAACACATTCTGCAGGCCGTCAATGCGTACTTCGCCATTGCCGTTATGACCGAGATTAACCTCGCCACCAGTGACTTCAGCCATCGCCAATCCTTAATTAAGCCTTCACAAGAAGGTGGTTGTTCTTATTCTATGGAGGGCGTATGTTTCGCCGTAGTCACACGTTGTGTCAATGGAGAAGAATCCTGATGCCGTGAGGATTTCCCTCACAGTAAGCGATAAAACTGCAATCAAAGCCGAAGCACATCGTCGTCAATCAGTGAACGAAAATCTTGGGCTGTTGGGACGAAATAATGGTCCGGCCCAGGGGGCGCTGGCCGCCAAGTATCACGAACTGGGCGCTGGGGGTGAGATGGCAGTTGCAGCGTATCTTGGCCTTCAAGACCACCTCTATAAAGACTTGACCCCCACAAGGGGGAGCGCAGATCTTCCTCCCAATATCGATGTGAAGACCAGAGCGCGTCATTATTACGATCTCCTTGTTCAACTCGATGATTGCCCCAAAAAGACATTTGTGCTCGTGACTGTGGAGAACAAAGAAGTTCTAATGCACGGATGGATTCACGGCAGCGAGGCAATGAAAGACAAATACGTCAAAGAGTATGTAAAAGGTCGGCCTTGTTATTCAATTCCCAAAGAGAAACTGAGTCCTATGCTGTCGCTTAAAGAATACGTGACGCATGCTCTCCTGTAGTGACTTTGCTAAGCATGCCCTGAAGCTTGAACTCTATCCAAAACAAGCTGAAATCCTCGACAGTTTCTTTAAGGGTGGATACACGCAAGCAACATGGGCACTAGGACGACGGTCTGGCAAAACGTTGATGGCCGCCGTGGCCTGCGTGTACATTTGCTTTGTTCTTGAAGATAAATACAAGAAAAAAGTTCGCAAAGGTGAGCGTTGGTACGTGCTAACTGTTGCAAACAGTCAAGACCAGAGCCGCATTGCTCTCAATAACATTCGTCAACTAATCCTGGATAGCCCATTTGCGCAGGAGATTGTGCGCGAAACTGCCGACCAGCTAGAGATGTCCAATGGCTGTGTTTTCAAAGCAATCCCTACTTCGGGACGAGCGGCTCGTGGCCTCGCTTGTTGTGCTTGTGTGTTTGATGAGCTTGCGTTTGCAGTGGATGGAGATGCAAACAGCGGTGGCAAGGGCATTTACGACGCACTTTCGCCAGCAGTAGCGCAGTTCGGGGGCAATGGAAAGATCCTGGAGCTGTCCTCACCATGGCTTACTGACGGCCTGTTCTACCAGCATTTCAAAGAGGCGGCCTCAGGCCGCTTCCCCTACCTACAAGCCGTAAACCTCCCAACGTGGGAGATGAATCCCACGATTAGCAAGGAATTCCTTGAAATGGAACGGGAGAGAGATCCCGACAAGTTCAAGGTGGAATATGGCGCTCAGTTCGCCGCCAACCTCTCAGCCCTGATCAATAGTGACGTTGTTGATGCCTGTGTAGATGACAAGCGCCTTTCTCTCCCTCCACGTCCAGAGTTTCAAGGAAGTTACGTGCTGGCTCTTGACCCCGCTCGTGGCGGCGTTGGTCGAGATAATTACACCGCTTGTATCGTTCATTTTGAAGGCCCCACCCTTGTCGTAGATAAATTCCACACCTTCGCTGCTGACTTTGAAATCAATGGAAGGAAGGAGGTGAATATTGGGATGGTCGAAGATTGGATTAAAGAGCATCATGCTCTTTACATTTTTGACAAGATCGTGATGGACCAGTACAACAGTGCTGGCACCATCCAGAGCCTTGCAGGCGAATACCCAATTGAAGAACTCACCTGGACTATCAGTTCCAAAGTGAAGGCTTTCTCCAAGATGCGAGAGCTGTTTAACGCTGGCTATGTCAACATCTACCCGCACGAGAAAGCACTGAACGAGATCAAAAACCTGACTGTCACCTACAAGGCAGGCGGGCAATGGACTGTAAGCGGTGGCAAGCAAACGGGAATTGACGACCATGCCTTTGCTATGGCCGCAGCATTATTTGCTGCTAACAAGGAAGACGACATTAACTGGCTTGAACAGTTCATCTAGGATTTACAGGAATTTCAATGTTCAATGATTCTGTGGAAGATTTACAGCTCACCTATGAGGAGGCGAAGTTTCTAGTTGCTCTTTTGAAGGTGAACAACCAAACCGCCCTGCAACTGCTAAATGCAGAGCATTTGTATAGACCACGTCTACTTCCAAAGCTGCAGAAACTTGAGCATATGCTCAAAAAAGATATTCCCGCAATAGATCCCGACTAGCGTAAATAGCAAAGTGGGAAACTATGGACAACGATTATCTTCACGGTCTTTTGAAAGACTTGATTGCTTCTTCCAAGGCTCTCACTGAAGCTGCAGCAAAGTTTGGAGAGAATTCTCTTCGCACTCAAGAAGCTGATAACGCATACATGGCAGCACACGCAGCGTTTCGGAAGGAAAATTACTGGCACAAGTATTGCGAAGCGGAAGGCCCTTGGCAGCCTGAGTGCCGCCTGTACGATTGCTAAGGCTGTGGTCTACATGCGTTACAAGCTCAATGGCCAGCATTATGAGCGCTGGGTGCAAACCTGGGAGGCGAAGTACGTTCGCCGCGATCTTGAAAGCCAAGGTGCTGTCATTTACTGGACCGAACGAAAATAAGCTATAGTTCTGGGGCATTCGCGATGCCTTCCTGGGACGCTAGGAAGAGCAAGAGTTCAGGCTCTTGCGATCACCAATAGGGGAATTGAAGACCCCCCTATCGGGATGCCACTTAACCGATGGCAAACAGGGGGAAGGGAGGCAGGGGCAACCTTGCCTCCTTTTTCTTGTATTTGTTTATACTGAAAGTACGTTCGGCCTAGAGATGGGCTGCATAACAACCAAGCACGGAACGGGGCTTGGCTTCTCAAAGGAAAACAAAATGAACGTCCTTGCCCTTATTCAGGCGAAGCAGAAGAAAACTGCTGCTCTCGCCAATGCACACAAAGTATTCCTCGTGTATCGCGGAGTACCTTATACTAGAGCTGCATAACGCTTCGTTCACTCGCGCATCGCATTCGCTTGCGATTTAATGGCTCACGAAGTTAAACGCATCATTTACCTGTTCATTGCATTCACTTGCGATTCACCTACGCATGATGCTTGCATGAAAAAGGCGGGGCACCACCCCCGCCTCGGACCACTTACTTCTCATGACAAGGGGAGCGTGAATCCCCATGTCGATAACATAGCTATTTCTACTTAGGGCGTAAAGCCCTTTGTTTAGAAATCCTTAAAAAAGGGCCATTAGGCCCTTTTTTCATGCCTTAAAGGCTTCTGCAGCTTGTTTAGCAATGGAGTGTCGAAGTTGACGCTCTTTGTCGGGCACCAAGTGCATTGAACTGACAGTGGTCACTGCAGAAATGCCGTC